GGCAGCATGGCGGAATTTCTTTGATTTACATTTGATAATTCTTATTTAATTATATCACCGACAAGGAAACCACACAATGAACAATTTAAAAGCTGTAATATATGCGAGATACTCCTCAGATAAGCAACGAGATGAATCTATCGAAGGGCAGATTCGTGAATGCAAGGCCTTCGCAGAGCGTGAAGGCATCATTATAACAGGCATCTACACAGATAAGGCCCTCTCCGCTCGCACAGATAATCGACCGGAGTTCCTTCAAATGATAGAGGATTCAAAGAAACACCTATTTGATTATGTCTTAGTCTATCAATTGGATAGATTCAGCCGCAGCAGAGAGGATAGTGCTGTATATAAAGCCATATTAAAGAAGAATGGTGTCAAGGTAGTAAGTGCGAAGGAAAATATCACCAATGATCCGGCCGGCATTATCTTGGAATCCGTACTCGAAGGCATGGCAGAATATTACTCAGCAGAATTATCGCAAAAGGTTAAGCGAGGAATGACAGATAATGCACTTCAAGGCAAGGTGAATGGCACACCTACACCTTTGGGATATGATAAGACCGAGGATAAAAGACTCATCATCAACGAGCGTGAGGCTCGTATTGTGCGAACTATATTTGACCTTTACATCAAAGGCCACTCTATCCCATCCATATGCTCGCATTTAAACTCTAAAGGGTATTTATCCAAGCATGGATCTAAATTCTCATATGCTGTAGTTAGGCGGATTTTGAGTAACGAGAAATACATCGGCACGATGCGATGGAATGATATTGTAATTGAGGATGCCATCCCTTCCATTATCTCGAAGGAAATATTCGACAAAGTGCAGCAACAAAAAGGCCGCATAATTAAGAAAAAAGGTGCTAGGAGCGAGTTTTATAATTTGTGTGGTAAATTGTATTGTGGCAAATGTGGTGGACATTATACAGGCAATACAGCCACATCACACACAGGAGCCAAGCATCACTATTACAGCTGCACAAATAGGCGCAAACATAAAACTTGCACAGGCAAGAACATCAAGCGCGATATCTTAGAGGATATTATTATTAATAAGACCATCCATATCTTGAATGAACCCAACACCATCGCTCAATTGGCCAAAATGGCCACAGAGGCAAGCAGCACGATGCTAGGCGATGCAGAACTCGAATTGAAACGCATTGATGCTCGTATCAAGGAATTGCAATCAGAATTAGAGAATTATATGAAGGCAATTGCAAAGGGATTCATATCCGATACATTGCAGAAACAAATCGAGAATGCAGAGGCGGAACTTCAAGACCATATGACACGCAAGACGAACCACGAAATCAAGGCACATCCCATCAAGCTAACAGCGGAGCATATTGAATTCTTCCTCTATAAAATGGCAAAAGAAAACCCTACCACCAACACAGGCAGAGCGAGGATTCTTGACACGTTCATTCACTCTGCGACCATATATGATGATAGGGTTGAAATAACCTTCAATTACAACAATGACCTACCCCAATTTAAAGGACAGGTCATTGATGGTTCGTTTTCAGTTGATGTGGTGGTGCAGATGACACAAAAGGCGAACCTTTTCAAATATGTAAATCACAGATATCCACTTCGACTGATCATGCCTCTATAATACACAAGAGCCTACCATTATGGATAGGCTCTTATTTTATAATTCAAACGTGCTGCGAACTAATTCAGAAACACTCATATCTTTGCTCTGTGCAACTTCCTTCAATTTGGTATATTCCGCATCATTGAGAGATATCACTCTCTGCTTTCTGCGATTTTCCACACCTACTGTGATAGGCGCTCCGGCCCCTTCACGATTTCCGCCCCATGTATTTTTGCTCATATGATATATCTCCATTTCTTTTGGCAATCTAACATTCTATTATTTTTAATACCTCTTAAATAATTAAAATCCGATGTGGATAGATTTGCTGTATCTATAAATATCGATTTATCTTCGTTATTTGCCAAAATATACTCGCCCAACTCCGGAGAATAGACTAAAAATTCTACATCCACAAATTTCACATCAATTTCTGAAAAATCGACTTCGTATTTTGCTCTCAGAGGCCCTTCAAATATCTTTGGAATATAAATCCCTTTGATATTGCTTACAGGCACCTCAGAGGCGATATATTCGATATATTCGCCCTTATTGATATCAAAATCATCGATTTCGTTCAAAATAGCATCATATATATCGATTTCAATCAATACAAGACCATAATGCATGAAACTATCACCTTGATTTAGTGCATCGAATAGGTAAACCACATCCTTTGAGTTATTGGAGCGTTTATTTTCACCCCAATTATCATTTCCGGTTTTGCTGATCGGCAAGATGCCATCTCGCATTATATTTTCTAAATCTAGTATATCCACATTTTTGAATAGTTTCATGATTCATAGCCTCTTTATCTTATTTAATACCTTTGATGTAGATAGTTTTTTTGCTATCGTCTTTGCACCATAATGCGTAGTTCAAAGCTACTGTTTCTTTGCTCATTTCTTCGACTAACTCTTTCAAGCTGTAGCACCATAATTGGTAGCCACCATGACAAACTCGATATTTATCTTCAAATTTCTCAACGTGTAACACAATATCATTTACTTTATTTAATGCTGCTTGTAATTGTTTGCAAGTTCTAATCATTTCAGTATCTCCTTTACTAACTCTGTACCTTTATCTTGATTATATTATATAACATATTCAAGAGGAATGCAAGTCTTTTTTCGAAATTTTTTGCAAAAAAAAATAAAGGGTACCTACAAAACTGTAAGTACCCTTATTTAATCAGCAAAGTTCAATCCATGTGTCCACCTTCACATGGTAAGGAGATTATGGATCACCCCCACATTATCGATGAAATGCACCAATCAAGAATAGTGCTGCGTTACTTAATGCCCAAGTATCACGCTGCCTTCTTAGGCGTTTTTCTGTGTCATGGTTTCGCTTGATTTCGTTCTTCAATTCGTCTAATGAGGTCGAGGCTTGCCCTAATGTGTTCGCTTGCTGCGTTATTACTTTCGAGGCTTGTTCCAACTCTTCGCCCTGTTTCTTGTTGATATCCTTCAAGGCGATTAAGTCCTTCTCCCTCTCTTCGTTGATAATCTTCAATTCTCTCAATTCGCTCTCTTGCTTGACTGTTAAGGCTTGCGCCTCGGTCAATGATAAGTTTGAGTTGCTGATTGAGTTTTCGGCTTTCATCAAGCGCTCTTTGAGTAGATTCCAATCGCTCAATGGCACGATGATAGCTTGCTCTTGCTGTGAAGTAGCCTCTTGCGAGTTGGCCAATACCAACGAGGAGCAACAAACAAATAGCACCAATAATAAGGCGCTTATAAGTAATCTGCTGTTTAATCGTTTCGAGGTATGTCTTTGCTTTGTCATACATGATAACCCCCTAGTCGAGATCATTCCATCTTGCATCATATCCACGCACGTCAACGTGGACAAAATCTTGGTAGTAATATTTGCCTATACCATCAGCGCCACACTCTTCGGCAATTTGGGCCAAATAGTCCACATCGATGCCATCATATGTGATATCAGCCGCCAAACCTTGCACATGATACGAGTTAGAAACTCCGCCAACTTCTTCATTGTGTTCCTCACAACGATATCCGCTATTAATATATAATGGAACCCCTAAACGCTCACGGATAGCATCGAGCAAATCCACCAATCGCTTATCGATGATATGGTCTAATTTATTGCGACCATACTCATCAACTTCATGCCGGTGGCAGTTACAAGCGAACTCAGAGGAATCAAAATATTTGCCTATCTCCATAGTATTATCCTTTCACAAATAATAAGAGGGCAGCTATTCGCCACCCTCTAATCCTTTATTTTTTTAAAATACCATCAATCTTGCTTTGAACTAATTCCAATAATCCTGTGATTGTTGTGTTCCCACCATCTCGCATATTTTCGAGAATCGACAAGAACTCTACAGATGCGAGATATAGCCACACAAGATTGACGGCGAATGCGTAATTGCCGGCCATGAAATCAAAGCACCATGCTCCGGCTGTAGCAATGCAATAGGTTAGCACTTTCGTAATAAAAGGCTTACGCATATGCTTAGATGATATCAACCCTTTACCCCATGCGGCCGGAATTGCGATGTATTTATCAATGCCACCGATATTCTCCGGCTTGGCACCCATATCAATCAACATTTGATATCCGATTGCACTCCATTTGGTTAAAAGGTCAAGAAACACCAACACGACAAAAATGCCCAACACTTGAATATGTTTCAATCCAAGCACATATATCCCCACTTCGGCCACAACTGCGAGTAAGGCCTTTAAGGCGAAGGATTCAGTCATCATTCGCCAAGCCTCTTCAAAAAAGTGTGTAATTTCTCCCATGTGTCCCCTTTATTCTGTGTTAACCGATTTTCTCAATTCTATTTGTAGCGAATGAATATCTAACTCTTCTCATATTTCCAATAGTTACTACGTTAGAGTCATTAATTTGTAATTTAACGTCAGTTGTTTTGACATTGGTGCCGCTGTTAAGATATTCAGCAGTTCCATAAGATGATGGGGAACCCGGCCATAGACTAGGGGTAACAGTTTGTTCTTTTTTGACTTTCAATATAACGTAGTCTTGATTATTGAATACACGGAATATATCGCCAGATGAATTCCAATACCCCTTATTGCTATTAATAGGCAATTTTGTTAAATCGAGTTCGATTGTTTTTGTATTACGCAAGCCATTATTATTTATCATCTTTGAATATACATTATTAATTTCAAGTTCAAACACGCTGCTATCAAATTTTGTAACATTGATTTTTGCACCATTTTCGTATTTTTGTAGCGTTGCTTTTGTTCCACCCTCTGAAATTTCTTTAGTTTCGACTAATGAACCCCAATCGTATTCCTCATTTTCGACTACTAAATTAATAGTATAAGTTCCTATGATATTATCGGTTAGGCCGTAGTAATTAACTTTTATATCACCTTGCATAGTCCTATCAATAGGAACACGCATATTATCAGATTGGAACTCTCGTTTTTCGCCATCATTAATGGATAACTTAAAATGTGGCTCACCTGTGAAATCGATATAAGTTGCTCCTGCATTTGGCTGAACAAATTCGAGGTCTTTCGCTATGTGGTTACTATAACAATTTGTTAGTTCAATTACTTTTGTAAGTACAGTATCCACACTCGTATCACTTAGCCATATATCATGCACCTTTAATAATTGCGCTGCATTTTCTGCGCTGCCTGTTTCACCTTTTGGGCCTCTAGGGCCTTGTTTACCTTCCTCGCCACGTTCACCACGTTGACCATCCTCACCTTTTTCACCTTTTGGGCCTCTTAACCCTTCGAGCAAAGGGAAAATGGTTTCCTTATCTAACTTTAGAGTTAAAGTGTTATCTGCCATAATTCTGCCCCCTTTTTAATCGTGCATTGAAATATCTTGAATAAACGTAATTTTGCCATATCCTAGTTTGATATGCTCACTATCATTGAATATAAATGCGTCATATACAAAGTCCTTAGTCCGCAGCTGTTTTGCGGCTGATACATCACCATTAAGCGTAAATGTAACACTTTTCTCATCGACTTCCGCATCTAAATTAAATATAACCCCTTCATCATGTCGCTTTCTAATTTTACATACCCCAGTAAATCCTGTTAGCACTCTATCGCTATCCTTTGGCACTTGATAAGTAAAACTAAAATCATGTCCGGAGTGTATCACAAAATCATGTTTGACCATAAGCCACCCCCTTGTGAATTAAAACTATCGCCTAATTGCTATACACAACACAAATAAAGTGCCAATGCCTGTAGTTACTAACCTACCATAATTAGTATCTCCGCCGGTAATAGAGGCCGAATAAGCTGCACACTTATCATCGTAATCGATGCCGGCATTCACTCCATGATCATAGCTTTTGTGTGAGATAAATTTAGAGAATTGAATTTTCAAATTAGTAGGCCTATAGTTATAGCGGCTTTCTTCTCGTTTTAATTCTTCTCTTGAAACGGCCCTTTGCTCTACGTTGTAACCTACAGGAATAAACGTGCAATCCGCTCGGTTATACCCTTCTGGAACAGGGCAATAATCCCCATGCCGCACTTGGAACACTTGAATATCGAGATTCTTAACCTCAAAACCGGCTTGATAGATTGATTGGGCATCAATTCTTGAACCTGTAATATTGGCACCTACGATATTGCCATTCTTATCGATTCGGAATGTATTGTTTTCATTCTTGAATGTAGTTCCTGTGATATCACCACCACGCAATGAACCGATGTTTGCAGAAATCGAGGATAAACTATCCACTTGCATATTTCGAGCAGTTACGCTATTAGCTTGGAGCATCTTATTAGTGATGATATTGTCATCGAATAAGGCTTGCCCTGTAACGTGCAGCAATTTACCATCAATGCGAGTGCCGGCCGGTGTGAGGTTGATTCTGCTTATGAGTTCCTTGCCATCAAGTTTCCCAATAGCTTGCGTAACCTTCAATTCAAAACCTTGTGAGATTTGGGTTATTTGAGAGGTTACATTCTTATTGAGGTCTGACAATGATCGTTGATATGCGTTTGCTTGGTCAATGATTCTGCTGCTTAAACCGTTCACATTGGTTTTTACAGTTCCAATCTCGCCCTGTAAGGCCTTAACAGCCTTATCCATAGCATCAAGTCCAAGTGATTCCATATCTAGTAGTGCCTTATCGATTTTGGCTTTTACAGTTACATCGATTGCATCTGTTCGAGGGCCTTCGCCAAATATATCAGTAAACGCAACACTTACTGAATACACTCCGGCATCTAATGGAATGCTTATCACATTATTAGGTGTGAAATAAACTTTGGAGCCAACATAGACATTCATGCCTTTGCATCCAACAGGAATTGTTTCGGTAGAAACCCCAATGCCATTCATGCTGCCAACCGCTTGCACTTGGCTCGGTTTCTTAGGTTGTGGAACATTATATGTTACTTCGGAAGGTGCGCCATAGCCTTTTGATGGGTTATGTGCGTATAGGTACACTTTACCGCTACGATTCTTCAATATACCACTATAGGTTGTGTTATTGCTGCGACCAATCAAGCCATCATTTTGGCTAACTTTCAAATCAAGTCTGAGTTCATAGAAATCGATATCCGCATTCCTAACCTCTAACCAATTAAAGTGTGCCATATCGCTGAATGAGATGGAGAATCCTTGCGGTGCATTCGGCACCTCTGTTTTCATCGCCACAGTAATGCTCTTAGTAACACCTTGCGAAGTGTTGCCATGAGAGTCCTTTACCTTCAATTTCACTTCGTATGTATGCCCTAATTCGCAGCCACTTACTGTGATTTGACCATTACCGGAGCCACCATATTTCCATGTGCCACTCGGCTCACGATACCACAGTTCGACTGTATCCAAACTATTGATTGGTGGAACATCAAATTGAGCCACCACATCGAATGAAAGGACACCATTGCCAATCTCATAGTACTTAGTGAAGAGAGTTACATTGGACACTTCCGGAATGTAATAAGGCACGATAGTATATTGATAAGATTGAACCTCATCAAGACCTTGCTCATTACTTCCGAATAAGTTCATCGATGTAAATTTGAGATATATTGTTTTGCCAATATCTTCCTTCCGATACGGATATCGGAATAAAGCCTCATCTACACGAACGAACCTTTCATCCGCATTGTGATTGATTGCGTTAGTACCATATTGACCTCGAACCAATCCACGCAGCGTGAACCAATTATTAGGATGCACTTCAACATCCTCATAGCTGAGAGCCTCGCCATTTACCCAACAGAGTGTGTTGCCACGTTCTGCATCAATGTGAGTGCCACTTTTTAGCACACCTTGATTTATGGTTACATTGCAGAAGTTACCATTCTGAGCGAATCCATATTTCGTGCGCCCCATTCGAGCCTGTTGAGATATATTCCCTATGCGTTGATATGTTTGGTCATTGTCAGATAGCCACACGGAGCATCCACCCCAACCACTTGGAGCATTTACCCCCACAAATATCTGATTGCCACCAACATCACCAACAGTTTGGAATATAGCCACATCATTGACACTTGGAGCCTCTTGATTGTAGTCCACGAAAGGTCTTTCATTCTCATGCACGTTGTATTTAGCCGGAGCATATGTGCCGGCCGGCTTGCCTTCCGCTGTCAATTCGAGTTGCCCATCGGCTGCCTCATTTACTGATGTGATCACAACGATTTGATGGTCTAATTGGCATGATTTGTCGGTGAGTGTTACCAAATCACCAACCTCTAATGCACAAAAGGCCCAATCTAATCTGAATGTGTACTGCGTTTTGGCATATAGCCTTTTCATGGCTAATTGCTCGGCATAATACTGCGCTCGTGCTTTCGTGTAGAGATAATGTGCTGTTTTCTTCGATGCCGGTTTTAATCCGTTCCGTTGAACATCAGCCACTACCTCGAAGGACACAGTTTCCTTCTCATAGCTATTTGCACGATTAATGAACTCAACTGTAGCCTCGTTATAAGCCTCACTTGAATCCTTCCGCTTATACAAAATCAGTTGACCATCAGAGCCGGCAATGAAGTCATCTGCTGTCAAATCATATTGGATTTGGTTCGCCGGTGTCCAATCTCCGATAGGCTTATCGGCTAATGGTACGATTTTAAGCCTATCAGTAGACCAAAAGACCAAACTATTAGTGATTTCCGCAATATCATTGATGACTTGCTGTGCTTTCGCACTCTTCTGATTTGGTGGTGTGCTGATTAGGATATCGGCTGCCTTGCAGTATGCTCGGAAGTTATCAATCCCATCAATCACCACATCGGCGCCAACTGATTGCAATACATGGACAATGTAATCAGCCGGATTCACATCGACTCCATCGCCTGTTTCGAGGAGTTTCCCTTGAATCTCGAAGTTATACTGAGGAAGGCTCCCTCTATCCCCTAAATCGACCACACCGGCCATATAAGCCAATCCACTATAAGGCATTGCCTTATCCGGATGCTTGGATAACATATAAGGCCACGGAGTTTGACCATAATCACCTTTGAAAAGTGTTAGTTCAATTTTCTCATTAGGGTATTGGTAAACCTCTTTATCTCGCCATACTTTACCGATGCCCTTGATTGGGCCTTCGCATAAGCCAATGGCTGCTGCTACAGTATAAGTGTAAGTGATCTCGGTATGTTTCGAGCCACCGCCTTTGCCTGTCCTTGTAGTGCTTTTGTGTTCATGTGCTGTGAAATCCTCATAATCAATGATGTTCCCACTCACACGAGTTGTGCCTAGAATCTCAGGCACTACCTCGCCATATGATGCGGTGTTGATTTGGAAATCGGCAATCATATCGGCTCTATTTGTGGTATTTCTACCCCTACTGAATAAGAAACCCATCTTATTGCTCCTCTCTATATCTATAAACCGCCCTCAAACGAGGTCTGCCCTTCTTATCAAAGAACAGAGAATCATCTAGTTTCGAGTAAATAACCCCATAATCCACAAAGGAATGAATCACTAGGCCATCACCAACATATATGGCACCATGACTGATGCATCTGCCATATTGGTAGAGAAGGAAATCACCTTCCTTGATTGGAGAGGTCATATCCACCTCATCTGCCACTTGCTGAACATATTTGAGATATTTCTCCTCAGAATGATGCAAGTGCCATTCATTTGAATAGTTTTCAATTTCTAGCCAATCCGCTCGCATCACACCACTATCAACTAATGCTGCAACGAGCAAATAAGCACAATCAACACCTACACCACGAACCATTGTATTGTTCATGTAAGGAGTGCCTAGCCACTTCTTGGCAGCATCTGAAATGCGTTGACCAACGCTCAAATTACTCATCGTATGCTCTCCTTCAATGGCACATAAGGTGTTGCCCTGTTTCTGCTAAAATTATTGAATTTATTTTTACAGTCATTTGCTGTCTTATCGCATCCGGCAAAGATATAGAATGTATCTCCGACCTTCGGTGCAATTTCAAGCGCACTCATGTAAACGATCACACCATTATCAGACTTTAGAATCTGAGTGGATTGTCCGGCCAATGGGCCTGTTATCCAATCAATGCCACCGGCAGCATAATAGCCATTAGCGAATGGCACATCAATGCGAATTGCATTGGTGCCGGCTAATGCTGTAACCTTCCCTTTCTTGCGATAGTTGTGGATATCAACTCCGCATTCTTTGGAATAGATACTGTAAGGGCATTGAGGATAATATCTGCGATTAGGATATTCGATATTTAGCTTTTGCACGATGGATTTCACATTCAATTTTAATGTGAGGCCACCGCCTTGCGATACCTCACACAATCCTGTGAATAGACCAATAACACCGATGATTTTGTTGGCATCATCAAAGAACGCTCGTTTGAGCGTGAACTCTGCACCATCAAAACCACCATTGTGTGCTACCGCCATAATTGGAACACCGCCAATCTTATCTCGTTCATCGGTCGAGATGCTAACAGTCATTTTATCCACACTAACTGTGCTATTAGTGGCAATCTTATCACGCACGATGATTGGCCCATCGCCTTTGTAGATTTTAGAATCATAAGACACACTCGCCTCAGATTCTGACCAATAATAAGAAACCCCACTCTTCAATCGCAACTCGTAGAGGTCGCAGCTATTAAAGTGTTTCTCGTTGTTAAGGTGATTCCTTAGCACCTCACTAACTTCCTTCATATTTGCCCCCTATCGTGTAGTTACTAATTTGAATGATTTGGACTTGTACACATTTGTATAGACATATTCAGCTGTCATATCTCCGCTGAATCGAACGAGCCAATAATATGTGTAGTCGGCTGTGATTACGGAGTTAGGTGCAACTGTTTGACCGGCTGCCAACCTAATCACTCCCTTATCACTCACCGCTCTTATTGGCGAGCCATTGGCATAGAGTTTCAGATTCTCAACGTGATACACCGGTTCGAGATAATCACCGAACTTGCGAACAGCTTGCCATGAGCCATCTGAACCCACACCAAGCCGAATGCCCTTCTCGGTGTTATCTTCCGGATCTAGCCAAAGAAATGGAATTGTGCCACCTTTCACTTCTGAATAGAACCCCATCAACTCCTTGTATTGCTCCGGAGTTAAGACTTCAAATTCAGTTGTGATGGTGTACTGAGGATAGTTCCATGTGGTCATGGTTCGCACCTTGCCACTTCCGGAAGTTTTAACCTTAGCATCCCACTTCTGTGCTTTGGATGATTTCCACCCTAATGATGTGATATTTGGAAATTTTTTATAATCTGCCATAAATCACCTACCATGTGCCTTCTGTTCCAATGAACTCTCTATCTTGGTTGACCATGAATTGTCTTAATGCTCTACCGCCACGAGATTCAAGGAACGAACCGAAACTTTCGGAATCGATAGCACTCACATTGAATGTGATGCCACCGCTTGCACCTTTTCCACCACTTGCATTATTGATGCCTTCGCCTAATCTATCGAACACAGTATCCGACAATGGGATTACAGCCTCTTCATATCTGCCCTCACCAATCTGTGCGATTGTTGGGCCATATGCTAGACCGCCACTCGCCATTTTAGGCATAGACTTGGCATCCATAAAGCTGCTAAAACCACCACTGCTCACAGAGTTCAAGGATGTTGTAGTGGCCAATCCGGCTGCTGTTGCGGCCTGATATGCGGCCATGCCGGCAGTAGAACTCATGCCGAATGTAGCCATCGCCATTTGTTGGGCCAATGTTGCCCATGCCGGTGTTTGGGCCTTAGCTGCTGCAATGCTCGTTGTGGTTTGTTGAGATTGTAGCATCTTGCCAAATACAGCCTGTTTCACTTGCGCCGCAATCCATTGAGCCACGCTGTCAGCGATAGTTTTAAGGATTGCCTTGCCCATGTTTTGGAAAGCCTGTGTAACAGACATAGTGCCTTGTAAAAGACCGGAGATGCCTTCTTGCATCTTATCGATGCCGGCACTCATGGCCTCAAACATCACAGCCTGTCCATTCCAATGGCTATCCATCACAGCCTGTTGATATTCTTCCATCAATTGCTTGCGAAGTTCATAGTTCTGTTGCATAGCAACATATTCATCAGTCAACGCAGTTTGTAAGGCCTCGAAGTTTTGTGTTCGCATAGCCTCATCAATCGCCCATTTCTCATTAGCCAATGTGCGATGCTGCTCCATTGCCTTTTGCATGAACTCTTGATTCTTGGCCAAAATCTCAGCATTCGCTTGCTCTGTGAAAGCAATTCGACCATCTTCCATCACATCAAAGGCAATGCCTTTGGCTTTGAGAGTATCGATATAATGCTGTTGTGCCATTTTGTCCATTTTGACAAATTCATCAGTCATGTTTGCATAGCGGTCTTGGATTTCATCAATGGCATCCGTATAATCTTTTGCCAATTGCATTGCCGGAGATATGGAGCCTGTAGAATCCTTATCTGCTGTAGCAACAATGAAATCCTTTTGCATATCACGAATCTTGGTTTCGATTGAGCGGAGTTTAGTGAAATCCTCTTGCTTGGCTTTGATGCGCTTATCGGTGTAAACCTCATCAAGGAGTTTCAAATCCTCTTGATAGTTTTTGTTGGCTGCCTTAGATTTTTCGAGTTCCTCACGTTCCTTTTTATATTGCAACTCAATCAATTCCACTTGATTGCCTTGCATTTCGAGGAAGGATTGAAGGATTTTCTCATGAATCTGCTTGGCCTCTTTGGCAAGATCTTCACCCTTACCGTGGCCACCGCCACCGCCTTTGCCACCTTTACCGGAGCCGGCATCGGAACCACCGCCGCCACCGCCACCGCCTACATCAAGACCACCACCGCCGCCATCAAGACCGCTTGTGATTTGACTTGCGATATCAACACCCTTATTGACGATATCTTGGGCCACATCGGCTGAAATTGTGTCTACTTGTTGGATTGCTGTGAATGTGCCACCAAAGAATTTGGCAACTTTCTCACCAACGCTGTTGAGTTTAGCGATAAGCCAATTCAATGCCTCGATGATTTTATTTACACCCCACACAGCGGTGTGAACCACGCTCGACCATACTGCCGACATAGTTTCACTAAATCCACCGGCTGCCGCTTTAGATAATCCAAATGCAGCTGCTAATGTGGCCAATAATCCAACAACAATTGGAATAGGGTTAGCCATTAATACAGCATTGAAAACAGCCTGTGCAGCTGATGCCAATAATGTGCCTGTGCGAAGTGCTGCATATAAGCCACGCAATATTGATGCACTAGCCGATAAGCCAACCATCAATCCTGTAGTTACTAGAATGGCAACACCGAGCGCTGTTTTTGCAGCTGCCCACGCTTTCGTTGCCGCAGTTGTAACAATAGCAGCTGTTCTATATGCAAGAGTTTTCACAGTTAAAGTGGCTAATATAGTACTATGGGCAGCAACGATGGCCCTTTGTGCTATAAATGCAGCAGTAACACCAATTATTGCTGCTGCTACCGGTGGCATTGCTGTAGCAACTAACACCGCAAAACTTTTGACGATGTTACCGACTGTAGACACTACCACTTTCATCGAGTTAAATGCTGCAGAAATTAATCCGATAGACACTTGGGCCACCGCTGCAACGGAACGAATAGCAATGCCAACACCTTCAAAGGCGGCCATAAACTCGCCACTTGATGTGATGCTTGCCAACTGTTCCAACACAGGAGTGAAGGCTTGAATAAATTGATTCTGAATGCTTTGACCTATGTCAGCGAATGTCATAGGGATTTCAGCGAACTTCTGATTCGTTTCCTCAGCACTTCCATATAGTGCATTTTTGATGATATCTGCTGTAATAAGACCTTGTGAGGATAGTTCCTTCAATTGACCTACACTCATGCCCATTTCTTGGGCAATGGATTGAGCCAACATCGGAGCATTCTCCATAATTGACCGGAACTCATCACCTTGCAACTTACCACTCGCCATTGCTTGGGTAAGCTGATACATCGCACTTGTGGCCTCTTCTACGCTCGCACCGGAGATTTTGAACTGCTTATTCAACTGTTCAACGAAGAATATCGCCTCATCATTGGAACTGAACGCATCTTTGGCCAACATATTCAGCTTTGCAACGCTGTCAGCCATTTCAAGATATCCGCCACGAGATCGTTGCGATGCAGCATATATCTTATCCATGATTTCCACAGTTGTTTGTGAACCATCATTGATAAGGTTAATGCGTGAGCGAATCTGTGCCATTTGGTCTGACAAATTAGCTGCCCCAACAGCCAAATCCTTCACAGCTGTGGCAGGCACACC